TGATCATGTAGTTCACGCTCTCCGGTGCCGAAGGCAGCACGTTCGCTCTGGAGCTGGGGCCGGTCCCACGATCCCACCAGTAGATGCTGCCACCACGAGGAACTGCGATCAGGTCCTCGCCCCAGTTATCGAGACTCCATGTCCTGAGCAGCTCGATGGTGCTGCTGACGGTGCGCGGAGTATTCCATGTCTCCTGAGACCAAGTGCCCGTGTTCCAGCCAACGCCAAAGCTCGTATTGCTCAGACCTACGCTGATGTCGTACTCAGTCGGAACGGTGCCCCCGCCAGAGGCCGAACTCGTTGCGACCTGATCGTCCTGAATGACGTAGTTGTTCACGTCCGTGACGGACTGGATCTGGTACTCGCCGTCAATGGTCAGGCCGCCGACTGGGTTGGCCCCGCTGAACCGCACATAGTCGCCCACCTGCGCTCCGTGGGAGGCGTCAGTAATCGTGACGAGGTCTGAGCTGATCGTCGTGTTGATCGGGTCTACCAGCGTCACAAGGCGACGCAAGGGGGTGATGTCAAAGTAAACCGAATTCTGGAACAGGTAGAGCTTCGCCTCTGTTCCCATGGATACCCACAGGCGCGTATCGAGTGAGGCCCAGTCCCAGATGCGACGAGCCAAACCAATGAACTGGCCACCAGCTACCTGAACCCAGCCGCCGATCTTCTCCGCAAGCCCGTACCGAAAGCGCACTTTATCGGAGTCCTTCCACCGGCCCACGGCACCACGGGCAGTCTGCTCCGTGTATACGCCGGCTTCGATGGGCAGATCTTCAACTCGCTTTGCCATGTCAGGCTCCTATCGGGTCTCCGTTCCGGCCAAGCAGTCGGCCTTCACTTTCGAGCGTAGCCTGGTTCTTCGCGCCAGAAAGCACCAGCGTGTCGCTGGCGGGCACCTGAATCGCCCGGCCGCCGACCCCACCAATAGCACCTCCAACGCCTAAACCAGTATCTCCGGCAGTGCCCCATGCGCCTCCGTCGCCGCCAGCTCCTGCTGTTCCGCCGCTTGGCGATCCACCAGTGCCCGGCCCTGCCGAGTTGCCAGACCCACCGCTAGTGGCAGGCGCATAAGAAAACCCGCCGGCATTGACATCCCAGCCCTGAGCGCCACCTCCACCACCACCTTGGTTACAGGTAACACCATACTGAGCCGCGCCGCCGCCTCCGCCACCTCCGCCGCCCCAAGAGAAGGCGCTGTCGAGGTCGATGTTCACCGTGATGCCAGTGCCGGGCAAAATGATCGAGGCGCTACCTGCGCCGCCTGACTGAGCGCCAAACCCCACACACTGGCCAAGCAACCCCTCAAAAAAAGACTCACCACCATTACCACCAGAGCCGCCCCTGCCACGGAACGTGGTATTCGATCCCACGCCTATCGTGATGATGGACCCTGGCGCGAAGTTTCCAATGAAAAGGGTGTCAATGAAGAGGCTGCTAGAAAACGTGACGCTCACATCCGAAGGATCTGACGGGTTGCCGAAGTAATCCCACAGGTTCAGCTCCTGCTGGTTCGAGCTGAACGTATCGGTGAAATTCAGCCGATTTGTGAGGATCGCTATAGGTATTGACCAAGGCATAGTTAGCTCAAATTCTTGATTACGTTGCCGAACCAGAGATCAAGGGTCTGGTCGTATTCCCACGCGCCCAGATCAACCGCATTCGCGCCCGTGGAGAGCACAGGCGGGCTGCCACCGGGAAAGGCGTACTTCGACCCGAAAGTAAGCGTCCGGTTGCCAGTGGGGTCCTGAATGAAGAGGATGCGGAGCACCTGACCGTCCGCCCCATTGGTCGGGTTGTTCAGGTTGAAGTTGCCATCGAGCACTATCCGGTAGGCATTCGAGTTGGCCGAATTGACGGAGATGTTTCCGCCTGACTCTGAGAGCGTGGATCGTCCGGTGTGCTGGGCTGCTGTGAATCCTTGCTGGACATCGAGCCGCGCATAACTCGCCGCCGCGACGCCGCCGAGCTGAGTTGCGTTCGTAGCCGTTGTTGCATTCGTTGCGTTGACCGCATTCTGCACCTCCACCACGAAAGTGTCCGTTCCGTCACACCAGACCCACGCTGTAATCCCATTGGATACCGCTGCCCGAGTGTTGCCACTCACGCCGATGTTGACCGTGAACCCGCCAGTGAGCTGATTGTCCACGAGGTAGACCTTCGACAGCGCCGGGATGTTCAGATCCAGATCGACGCCCGGCGCACCCGTGACCCCGAGGATCATGTACCTCGCCTCGTCAGTGGCTCCCTGAGCGGTCGTCAGCGTCCGTGGGCTGGCATTGGCCACAATGGATATGCGGCCGGCAACAGAGTCCTCCAGAAGCTGGGAGACCCCGTTGTTGACCACGTCACCCCATGTGCCGTCGTTCTCTCCCGTCTCCTGCAACGCAAGGCGGAGGCGGCTCGAAAAAAGTGTCATTACATTGCGCTCCGGTTAGCGAGAGCCACGCCATTCATGCTGAGCTTCTCGTGCTGTGTGTTCTGCTGCGGATAGACATCGCGCTTCGTCAGCGCCAGCAGCTCCATGTAGTCGGACTTCCACACCGGGATGCGCTCATCACCTTTAAGAAACGCTTCAGACTCAACGAGGCAAGCCCTGAACAGAAGCTCTGGCACGTTGTCGGTGAGCCAGTTGGTCTCAACCGTCGTGACCACCAGTCTTGGCGGCAGAGACAAATACCGTACGTTCATGACGTGAGCGGCAGCCGGTGGAGGGGAGAGCTTGTAGGTTGCCTCATCCTCGTCAGTGAAGTACTTCGGCACTCCGTCAACAGCGCCTGCATTGTAGAACTCCACGTACTCATCAGACCGATGCTCAAGGAACACCGTATCGGTCAACCCCCCGCCAGTGAGCCATGCTACCTTGGTCGCGATGAGCTGGTCTCCTGCTGCCGGCGTTGGCTTGGCGATGGTGGGGGTGGAAGGCGTGAGCGCAGCCGTCTGCTGAGTGCGCCGCCAGATAGAGAGATCCAGATCCTTCACGACCCGGTTCTCTCCCATGTTGATCACGTCAACAATGCTGCCTTGGAACTCGGTATCGTCGTCTTCGAGATACTCCTGCAACGCTGTCGAGAGATCGGTGAATGTGTTGTAGGCCATACTGCCCTCCTAAGGGAACTCGCCGTTTTGCGCGTTGTAGTGTTCGAGCACATCTGCGGCTGTCCACTCCTCATCGTTCAAGTAGAAGAATTCATGGGACTGGTGGTCGTAGTCGTTCAGGCCGCCCATCAGATAACCGCTTTGGTTGCCGCCTCTCAGGCTGAGCAAGGTATCAAACCAGTTGTTCTGAGAAACGTCGGTGGTGACGGTCAGATCTCCGGTGACGTTTTGTCCGTTGATGTAGAACTCGTAGTCTTCTCCGACCCGCTTGATCCAATGGAAAACAAACGGATTCCCGAGCACGATATCTGGGTGAGTGAGAAGGGCTGCCTGAAACTGCACGACGTTACTCAACTGCACCCTGAAGTGCATCTCTACTTGGGTGCCAACGCCATTGTTGAACCAAGAGTAGATCTGATCGGTTCCGCCGGACACGAAGATGCAGTAGCAATTACTGATCGGCTGCGCTTCCACACTGATGGTGAGACTAAAAACGCCGGACGCGCCGGTCTCTGTGGTCTCGCACATCGGGACTTCGGTATTCCAGTTTTTCAGATAGGCGTCGTCATCTGTGCCAGTCTGGTCCCACTTCTTTTTGTCATAGACCGTGACTACGCCGGTCTCTATGAAGTCATCGTCTTCTATCGTGGTTATCAAACCAGCCTGAAAACGAGGATTGCCTCCGCTCGTATCCGTGTTGGTAACAAGCGGAATGATGGACACGGAGTTCTGATAAGAATCAAGCCCCGGCCAGTAGAGCTTCGCCGACCCCACCTTATCCAGCATGTACTCCAAGTAGTCATCATGAGAATTGCTGTACCCGGCAGACTCGTAGATCGAAAGAATCTCTGCATCGCTGAGAGCCGACGTGAAGACATGAGGCATCGAAACAATGCCGGTGCGCGCCTGGTTCGAGCCGGCCGGACTGCCACTGGTCGAGTTCATGAAGCCTATATCTTCTCTCAGTCCGAGGATGCCGCTCCGAACGGCAAGCCCGGCCATGCTGTCATATGTCTGGCTTCCGGCACCGAGACCAATGTTTACCGTGTTGGTCACGTCAACGCCATTCACGAAGACTGCCGGGTCTTCGGAAACGTCGTCACCACACCGACCATAGAAATGCGCAGGCGCTCCTTTCTGGTACGCCCCCGGCAAACTAACAGCTTCAACTTGATAGCTGGCATTCGCACTACATCTGAATGTGACGGTGCCATCGGATTCGACCAGAATACCCATATATCGAGTGTCGCTGCCGTCGAAGGTCTGAAAGGCCACCCATTGACCAGCACCAGGCAGGACCGTTGAGGGTAAGCAGAAAACGCCGATACCGCTTCCGGGTCCTAGTTCGTCCGCATCGTAGCCGCCGTCCACCGCATTTTCCGTCTTCGGATTGCCGTAGCCAAAACCAGAGATAGCCCACGCCCCATAAACACGAGGCTCGCCGCGAGCAAGACCGGGCATTTGCCAGATGGTGTTCTGATCCGTGGGGCTACCGTTGCCGCGCAAGTCCGCGCGAGGATCAGCCCCAGAATCTACCCATGGCCCGCTTGGCTCATCGAGCAGCCATATGCTGGACGCGCCGAGTGATGCCAGTGTTTCCGCCAGCGTGTTGCCCGATGTAACACCCGGCACTCCAACCTTCACGCTCACTGGCAAATCGAACTCGAACTGTTGCCCGGTGGCATCTGTCACTCGCGCACGAACGGTGCCGGTATAGGAACCAACGTTGGCCGTATCGAGCGCCCTGATCTGAACCGTCGTGGCTGTCGTCAGAAGCTGAATGTTGGGGTCCGCAGGTGCCGTCGCCCAGAAGAACAGATAGCTGTACGGAGTCGTACCTCCGGTGCCGGGAACCACTGTAGAGATTACTGATAGTGACGTATCTGGATCGTCATCCTGAATGACAAGCGAGGTATTCAGCGGATCAACGTCGAACCCAAAGCCCCTGAGCCCTTCAACGGTGATCGAGAAGGGAAGGATCGACTCAACCGTCTCTCCCGTGTCGTCCGTCATAAGGCCCCTGATGGAGCCTGAGTAGTCTCCCGGAGGTGTGGTTGCCGCCACGTCGATGGCGATCTGGCCAGCCGTCTGGTTGAACGTGATGCCCTGAGCAGGGGCTGTGCCGCCTACCCA